TTTATCAATAACTAGCTGGGAAACGTCCCAGACTTCTGAGAGTCTAATGAATATTTGTACTTATATCAAATCAGATGGGTGCACAAGCCTGGTCCATGGTGGAACATGGACAAGTGGAGCAACACCGAGAAAACGTAAGTTATGCCAAGAATGTTATCAACGAGTAACTAGATTATTTGCTGTAACATTGAAGGAGGTAATGAGGCATCCCGAAGGGGATGATCGCCAACATGCGATGGAGGGGCATGTTAGCAACGTTGCGCTATGCAACGCTGGGAATGTTATGGTTAGCATTTTACCCAACCCCTTAATTACACTACCATTACAGACTGTAGTTCAAAAGGAACGGCACACCACATTTAAATATGAAGACCCTAGTACATATAATGAACATGATCAGGAGTATTGTGAATATTTGCTGCAAATGGATAGTGATGAGGGACGTAGGTTCGTTGAGGCCCGACGAATGTCAGAAGATAGTGATGGCTATCAAGCTGACCAAAGTGGCCTATAACAGTAGTGATCTGATCTTCACTGATGGTTGTATTCAACCAAAACCCCCCAAAACCAAAACCAATTAACCATGAGCGAGACCTTTATTATTAACCCCATTAGCCCAACAGACCTCAGCTTTAACCAAGTTGTAGGATTTGTTTTGACTATAGTAATTACAGTGTGTGTTGTTTTGTTGTTGCATGCCTGGCTCCATTCAAATAGTGATCGGAAATGGGTCATTAAGTTAGTAAGATTATTCTATGCTGGCTTAGATACCGTACCGGAGCAATATGTTTGTGATAGGGCAGTGAGTACTGACCTTGAATTTCATAGTATGGCGTACAACAAGTTATTTGGCCACCCATTGGATGTTATAGAGAAGACTCTGTTAACCCGCGAGCGCGGGGAGTCTTCTTTTGACTTCAGTGAGGATGGCGAGTGTGTCTTCCTTCCGTCTGAAGATGCACAGGATGATGTGATTGTGACAGTTAAGTCTGTCTGCGTGGAGGAACCCGTGTTTGGCAATGTACAAGTAGATGACAAAGCCATTGTGCTCAAGAAGCATAGACGTGTTTCCGACAAAGAGAGATATGCCATTACGGTGGTTGCAGAAATTAAGTGCAAGTTAGGACTTCCTAATGATACTCCCGCTAATCGGTTGGTTATTCGTAGAATGGCCAACAATATTATGGAGAATCACAAAGTTCGTCCAACCCATATAAAAAGGGTGATTTCCATGATCGTTGAACTGGTTCTACTACCAGATGTAGATGATTGTAAAGCTATTGAAATTAAATTATCTTGCTCGGCGAAAGAATGCCGCCGATTGACAAGTACGTGGCACCGTGTGTCGCGTTGGTTTGGTCTTAATCCGACCAGACCAAATCTTACCTGCTGAGGGGGCTTGGACGTATCACGTGGGATAACTAAGGAGAGTAAGCTTAGTCATCCTGATTTGCACGTGATTTACGACCAGGCAGGTAAGAAGAAGACCAGGAAACTATATGGTGTTACCGAGATGTCCGGTAACATTAATCTTGGCGTTAACAATAATGACATTGACACGTTGCGTTCTGCGCTATTAGAGCGTATGTATTTTTGTGAAGTAGATGGGGAGTTTGTAGCTCCACCAATAGTAGGAAGGAATCTCTACCCAGAGAGGTTATCCAGTTTTACCAAGAGATTGCGTAAATTATGTGGGCATGCCACCCCTATTTCTCTAACTGAGGTTGTTGAGATGTATAGGGGTCGAAAGCGCACCATTTATGCGAATGCTAAGGAGTTAGTAGAACTATATGGATGGTCTGAGTGGGATGCGATAGCGTTTAGCTTCGTAAAGGAGGAAAAGGTAAACCCTTTGAAAGCAGCAAGGTGTATCCAGCC